TGCCGAGCGAGGATGAACTGGACGATAGGCCGCATGATCCCTGGCGTCCGGCTAAGACTCTCGGGAGACTTCCTAAGTATTGATCGATCAGGTACAGTATGGGGACCATCTCGGTTGTTTCGGGGTGGTCCCTTCTCATCTGCGATGGAGAACTGTAATGGGTACTAGGCAATACCCCGGGGGAAGGCCCAAGGACGAGTCGAAGTTGTCCCGCAAGCCGGAGCAAATCCGCAATAGGCTGCGTCGTGGGACAGCGCTCGAGTCAGACATCAAGATTTACGCCGAAGTGGTCTGGCAGAAGCCTATTGAAGACTGGGACATGGCAGAACTGGCCCACGGACGGCCCCGGAATAAGAACGGGCAGTTCACGGGTCGTGCACCGGCCTGGTGTACCCGTGCCGTACAGCAGGAAGCCAAGCGTCGGCTGCTTACGATGACCATGGGTCAATTGGCTGGCCACACCGACATTGCTATCCGAGCGATGAAGAACCTCATTGAGTCGACGGAGGTGGATGACAACGGTAAGCCGATCGTTGATGCGCGTACCCGGTTCGCTGCCGCTGCATTCATCATCGAGCACGTGATCGGTAAGCCTACGGCGGTAATCCAGCTCGATGCGGCCGAAGACGCCCGTTCCGCTATCGCTTCTGCAATCGTGTTGGATGATGGCTTGCCCCAGGGCCACCTCACTCAGACCATCGAGGGCGATTGGCGAGAAGAAAACGACGAGGACATGGAGGTAATTGACGATGAGTGATACGCCGGTAGGACCGACCACCATATGTCACACGTGCAAGAACACTTACGCCTGGCACCAGGAAACCAAACCCATGCACCCGTTCAACGACGGTGAGGCGGGAGCGGCATGGTTCCTGGGTGAACGGGACCAGCGGGATCGGAAAGGCGCTCAGCGTGGCTCTGAGGCGGTCCGAATGGCCCAACGTGCCGCGTTCCCGATGGACCCGGTGCTCCGGCAGGCGTTGGTGGACGCCGGGGTCATCACCCCGCAGCAATTGCGCGATGCGGAGGAGAAGATCCAGTCCATCACGGGGATGTTCACCCAAGGACCGACCATGAGGGGCAAAGAATGAGCCAGCCAGTTGGTGAAGAGTACGGCCTCGAGCTTCGGCGACCGGAGCTGTATCAGTTCCTGCCGTTGCCGGTGACCAGCCGAGACCTGGTGTCCGATGAGGACTACCGGGACGGCTCGGAGTTCAGTGGGGTCGGTGGGCTGATCCAGCCCGCACCCCACACTCCCACGGCGTCTGAGCGTCTTTCGATGATCTACGCGATTGACCCGACAGACGACGGCACCGAGCCCGGGTCGGTTCTTCCGCCTGAGCTTGACGGTAACTTCGACCCCCGATAAGGAAGCTAATGTCTGCCCCGGTGTTGAGTAAGACTCGGTTGTTTGAAGACGTTTGGGGGTACAAGCCCCATGCTGGGCAGCGGGATCTGCACCAGAACAGAACCAGATTCAAGGTGGTTCGGTGTGGTCGGCGCTGGGGCAAGACGTTCTACGGAGGTTATGAGTACGCCACTCGGGTGCTCGCCCCATCACCATTCGCTGGTGGCCCTTCTATCGGGTGGGTGGTGGGACCTAACTACACGGATGCCGAGAAAGAATTCCGGATTATCTACGACGCGCTACGCAGGATCGGAGTGGATAAGGACGCGCTCCGATTTGTCAACAACTCTGACTCCGGGTCGTTGCACATCAAGACTTCCTGGGGTGCGGAAGTAATCGGCAAATCGGCCGCTCACCCCGATAAGCTGGTCGGTGAAGGCCTTGACTGGGTCTTGATGGTTGAGGCCGGACGGCATAAGCGTGCAACCTGGGGCCAGTACATTCGGCCTACGCTTTCGGATAAGCGAGGCGAGGCGGTATTCTCCGGGGTGCCCGAGGGTAAATCCGAGAATTCGCTGCTATACGCGCTGTATGAGCGTGGCCAGTCGGAACGGTTCCCCTCCTGGGGGTCCTGGAAGCGTCCGTCGTGGACTAACGACATTGTCTTTCCGGGGGGTCGTGCAGACCCGGAAATCATGGAGGCCGCAGAAGACCTGACGCAAGACGAATTCGACCGCCAGTATGGGGCTGAGTTCACCGATAAGACTGGCGTCGTCATGAAGGAATATGACGACGATATCCACCTCGGTGACTTCAACTATGACCCCTCATGGACCACTTACATGGCGGTTGACTACGGGTTTACCAACCCTTTCGTTGTGCTGTTCATTCAGGTCGGGCCTTTCGGTGACATTCGCGTATTGAGGGAGTTCCGGCGTACTCAGCTGGACACCATCGAGGTGTGTGCGGACCTGATGCAGGAATACCCGGGCCTCGTGCGTGTGGCCAGCATGCTCTATCCCGATCCAGCAGAGCCGGACGACACGCGAACCATGCAGCGAGAACTGCGAATCCCCGCCAATAAGAACACGGGCGGTGAGATTAAGCATCGGCTGTCGTTGATTCGTCGAGCAATGAAGGTGAAGAACCAGCATTTGCCCGTTGGTGACCCGGAGCGACGGCCGACCCTTATGATTGACCGTACTCATTGCTCGACATTGGCCTGGGAAATGCGCGAAGGCTACAAATGGCCGGAGCATAAGTCTGAACAGCGATCAGATTCAGAGAATCCCCTCGACAAAGATAATCACGGGGTCGAGGCCTTGGGTCGTTTCTTCCGTGGTTACTTCGGAAAGTCCATGACCGGTGGAGGCTCATTCGTTTCCACCGCTAATATGAACGGTTGAGGTGACTAATGGCTGGCGGTGTCTTCACCCCGTACAGCACGGGTGCTGAGTTCTTCGGAACGAAGCCGACGTGGATTCCTGACCCGCTGGACATCGAGCGGATTCAGTCGTACCAAGCATACGAAGAGATGTACTGGAACGTCCCGGACATCTTCAAGATCTCTCTGCGGGGTACCAACGCCCTGCCGGTTTACATCCCCACATCTCGAACGATCATCAACACGACTAACCGTTACTACGGTGCTGACTTCCGAGTCATCATTGGAGGCAAAGGATCGGGTGCCGAGGCAGCCCAGATCGCCGTTTCTGACTTTATGAAGCGGGAAAAGGTCCGGTCTAAGCTGTCCGGGTCCAAGAAATACGGCCTCATCCACGGTGATGCGCTTTGGCACCTGACGGCTGACGAGACTAAGCCTGTCGGATCTAGGATCAGCCTTACGGCTATCGATCCGGCTATGTACTTCCCGATTGTGGACGACGAGGACGTAGAAAAGATCCTTGGCTGTCACCTGGTGGAGCTGATCACGACGCCAGACGGTGACCGCATCCGGCGTCTGACGTATCGCAAGGTCCCCCGTTCGGACGGGACAAACCAGATCACTGTCGAGGAAGGCATTTACGCCACTGACAAGTGGGGAGGACCCGCAGACGCACCGTTGCTGGTCGTTCGTCCGGCCACTCCGCTTCCCGATGCCATCACGTCTATTCCGGTGTACCACACCAAAAACACCGAGGAGCCGGGCAACCCGTTCGGGTCTTCTGAGGTGCGTGGTCTCGAGCGCATCATGGGTGCCGTGAACCAGGCCGTGAGCGATGAGTCGTTGGCCTTGGCGCTGATGGGTATCGGCATGTACGCTACCGATGCGTCGCACCCGATCGACCCGGTGACGAAGAAGCCGGTTGCGTGGCAGCTTGGTCCGGGCAAGGTGATCCACCACGACGGTACGAACTTCAGCCGTGTTCCCGGGGTGGGCAACCTTGGCGAGTCCTATGGCACCCATTACTACCGGCTGTGGGAAGCGCTGAAGTGGGCCTCCGGTACTCCCGATGTGGCTATCGGCAACGTAGATGTTTCCGTTGCGCAGTCAGGGATTGCGCTTGCTCTTCAGCTTGGTCCCATGCTCGCCAAGGCGAGCGAGAAGAATGAATTGCTTCTCGACACGCAGAATCAGCTTTGGTATGACCTGATGAACATGTGGATGCCTGCCTACGAGGCCACCACGTTTGACGGAATCACCATTGACTGCGTGGTGGGTGATGCGGTGCCGATCGATCGGGAGGCCCGGTTCGCCGAGCTGAACGACATGCTTGACCGGGGAGTCATCGACACCGAGTACTACCGGGATGAAGCCAAGAAGCTTGGATACCGATTCCCGGATGGTCTGGGCGCTCGAGCCAAGGCGGAATTCGACCAGCGTCAGGCGATGAGCGATGGATTCGCTGACCGCGTGGCCGAAGAAGTCGATGCGGTGAACGACGATGGCGAGTCCTGAGCCACTTCAGCCTTATCGGAAGGTCCAGTCCGAGGCTGAAAAGGAACTGGGCCGCATCCTTGAATCCACCGCCAGGTCTATCCGGCAGCGGATCGGGTTGCTAAAGGTTGGCATCGGAGGTGACGTTCGGCGCGCTCAGCTCACATCCACCCTCGCGGCGATTCGGCGTATGCAGCGCTCAATGTGGACCGATGTCGGTGGTGTGGCCAGCGCGGGCATGGATGATGCTGAGAAGGCCGCTGA